CCTGCCAGCCGAGCGCCTTGGCGATTTCCTCGGTGACGGGAAACTGGAAATAATAGGAGCCGACATCGGGGCCCGCGTGCATATCGTTGCCAGCGGTCTGCATCCCGGTCTCGGCGGCATCGACCGCCGCCTTGAACATGGCGTCCTCGGTGATGTGTTCGGGCACGCGCTGGCCCTTGTGGACGCCCTCAAGATCGACGTTGAGATCGTAATATTCGACCAGATTGCCGTCGGCGTCGCGGTTCTTGCAGACGATAGCATAGCCAAAGACGAGGCCATGCTCGTCATCGACATTGATAACGTCGTTCACCTTGACGATCTTTGACCCGATCTGGCTCACCAGCGACTCCCTGCCTAGCGCATTCTGTGGTGGTCAGGGGGTTGCCAGATCGAAAAACCCGACTGCCCGCCATGGGGCCTAATACCGCGACTCGGCTTCGAGGGATAGCCCCCTGTTTATCGCTGCCGAATTCTGGTCAGGATTGCGCACCGGCACTGGATTGTCTCCTTGGCCGGGGCCTCGGGATCGCCGGGATAGCGCAACTCGCCATTTTCCGTCACCCAAGTCTCGCCCCAATTGCGCACTTGGTCATTGAGCAGGCGGTGCGTGCGGCGCTCGCGATTGTCGAGTCGAGTGCGCCATGTGCGTTCCAATTGCTCGGCCCTGATGTGCCCGGCGGCGATTGCCTGGCGATAGGCTTCCTCGTTGCCCTGATGGACGGAGCGCAGCGCCTCGGTGCGGCCAATGACCTCGGCCCGGTGCTTGATGTATCGCTCGCTATAGCGGCGCACCATCATATCGATCTTCTCGGGAGCCAGCTTGCGGCCAGCCCGGGCGGCGGCGCGCACCGATCTGTCCGACCGGCCATCGCGCAACGCGCGCGAGAGGGCGTTATCGGCGGCGGCATCATCGACGCCGACGCGCTCAAGCGCGGCCCGATAGCTGGCCACATGGCCCCATTGGCTTTCGGTAAGGCCGATTGAATCCCGGAAATCGCGTGCCTGCGCGCGGGGGTTCTTGCCGGTCTCGACGCCCGAGAGGACAGCCATCCAAGTCGCCCGGCGCTGCTCGTCGGTAAACTCGCGGATCAATTCGAGGCGATTGCGCTGCATGGCGGCGACGGCCAGCAGATTGACCTGATCAAAGACGATCCGGCCCACCCCGGCCTCGCGCAGCCAATCGGAGGTCGATTGCCCACTGGTGACGAAAGCGACGTTGGTCGCGGCGGCCAGCTGCTCGGCGGCATCGGCCAACTGGTCGATTGCCTCCTGCAAGCGGCCCTGTTCGATCAGATCGGCGAGGGCGCCCAGATCGACCTCATTCTTGAGGTTCTGGACAGCGGTGCGGAAGATCTGGGCAATCCGCGGCTCCTGCTGGTCGATCAGCCGTTCAATCCGGGATTCGGGGTCTTCCCAATAGGCCTCGGCCTTGGCGATCGTCAGCGCGTCCATGGCCTAGACCTTATCGGGGCCGCGCCGATCCCGACAGAGAAAACGATATGTCGCCGCCGCCGGGTCGCGCTTGAGCAATTGGACCGCGTAGAGCGTGAGCCCTTCGATTTCGATTGCATCGTTGCGCAGCGGCACCCCGCCCTCCGGGATGGTATCGCCGATCAGCAGGGCGATCCGGTCGTTCAATTCGAACGTGACGCCCGCTGGCGGGGTCGAGGGCAGATCTTCCCATATCCCCTTGATGCCGGTGAACGCCTGCGGGGTCTTGGCCTTGCCGCCGGTCAGATTGCCAGCCTCGCGGCCTCCGTCGATCATGCGCGTCACCGTCACGTCGAGCAGGCCCGGGGCGACGTGCTGCTTGATCAGCCCGGCAATATCGACGCCGAATAGCGGGTTGCCCATCAGTCGTAATCCACGCTTGCGATGGGCCAATCCCAAGGGAAGCGGCCACCGAGCGGCGGGATGCAATCTTGCGTGCCGAACGCCTCGGCGCCCGCATTGAGCGCGCCCGAGCCCGCCATCGACCGGCGAGAAGAATTCGATCTGGGCCGAACCGGCCTTGGCCGACTTGATATTGCTCGCGCCGCTGGCGTCGGCAAATAGCGCCGGGTTGGCGTTCAGATCGGCGGCCAGCATGGCGGCGACCTCGGGGATGGGCGATTGCTGATCTTCCGCCGGGTCCGGCGTCTCGGCGCACCACGGCAGGGCGATCATCATGCGCGTGGCGCTGACCAGCGCGCGGCCCTTGGCGTCATTATTGGCCAAGGCCCAAGAGGTCGCCCGGCTGATGTCGCCGCCGAGATATTCGTCCGCGCCTTCGACGGATTGAAACGCCTGATATTCGGTCGTCCCGATGGTAACGATCATCGCCGCATCCTCGCCTTCGCCATATTGCGGCGCGAGCGCAGCACCCGCACCTTGGTCAAGCCATCCTCGGGGTTGTCCTCAAGATCATCGTCGGGATCGGCCGGCGCGGGTTCTTTCCGGCGCGGGTTGAGCGACAGGTCCATTTCATCGACGCGAGGCTCGGGGCGCGTCAGACCGAGCAGATCGTAGATTTCGCCAACCGCCGGATCGTCGGCCATCATCGGCGCGCCAGCATTGGCCAGCTTGGCCAGCGTATCGGCGACCTGTTCGATGTCGCGGTCGCTGATTTCATTGACACCCATCTGCGGGCGCAATTCCTCGGGCCAGCCGTTCAAATCGGCCAGCGGGGCGATGATGTCGCGGTCGTAGATTTCGCAAAGATCAAGCAGCGTGCTTGTGACCGTCAGGTAGAACGTGCCGACCTTGGAACGCGCCAGCGCGAGCGAGCCCGAGCCATCGGCACCAAGGAGCAAATGCTCTGTGCCGAGGATGCGCGCCAGTTCTTGGTTCATCCGATTAACGGCGGCGGCCATCGCCTCGAAGCTGCTCGAATCGCCATTGAGCAATTCAAGCGCCCACTTGGGCGTGCCCGATGGGGTGGTGGCCTTATCGACGCTCGTCGCCAGATAGGGGTCGGATGGCAAGAGCATGGCCGATTTGACGTTGCGGACGTGCTTATCAAGCCAATTGCGCAGCGGGGCCAGCAGGGCGACCCGGCGAGCCTCGGCCCGGGCGCGCGCTTCGGATTCAGGCGGTCCCGCTTCCTCGACCTCGGCCTTGAGTTCGCCAAGCGGGGCCCGGGCGACGGGAATGCCGCGCAGATCGGTGGTAAAGCCGATTTCTTCCAATTTCAGGAAGGTCTCCAAGCGGCTCGCGGTCTTGGCGAGGTGCCGGAAAAGCCCCACGCCCTCGGGGCTATCGGTCAGCGTATCATCGACCGCATAGACGATTTTGTTGCGCGGCAGCGGCACATCGGCCCGGCCAGGCACGCGCTGCACCACAGATTCGACCGTGCCGCCCTCGTCGCGGTTCCACCGGGCAATCGATTTCTGCGGGCGATGCTCAATGTCCTTGAGGCCAATCGAACCGTCGTCGTTGACCTTGGCGGTCCATTCTTGGATCGCGAAGCCGTAGAGCCGATAGGCGGCGGTCTTGCGAACGATCGATGACCACGATGATGTCATGCCGAACAGTTCGCGATAGACCTGATCGGCGTAGCCTTGCGCGACGGCCTTTTCGTTCTCGTTCAGATCCTCGGGGGGATTGACGGTCCAGACCGCGTTACTGGTCAGATTGAGAAACAGCCGCACGCCAGCGGCCACAATGCTGACATCGCGGACCATTCGGTCGAATTCATCGAATCGGCGCTGGCCGACCAGATTAAGCTCCCGGTCGGGTTCATCGAAAGTGCCGGCTCCCTCGCCAGACCCGATGCTGCCCGTCGTTCGCGTCGATCCCAAGGTCGATGTCGCCGACCCGCGCTTGCTAAATCCGAGAGCGTCCCCGGCCCGCTTGAGAATGCTATCCGCCAATGCTCGGCCTCCTGTTCGCTGGCATCCATACGCCAGACGGGCCCTGCGGTCTATCGGC